CTTTTTTTCAGCGTCATAACAGAAAGCAGTTGGATTATCTCCACCATGAATAGGGCAGGCACATTGAACTCCAGCAGGTGTTGCCTCTGAAAAACCAAGGCACTGTAGGATCTCTATATCAAACTGCTTTGATATTGCTTTTGCTTTTGCTATGTGTTCATTCATATCAGAAATCAATCATATCATCATCGTCGTCATCAGAGACAAAACCGGCATCATCTAGAACCTCATAGTTGTATCTGCCCTCAACCATTTCACAATAGTCCATGTTAGACACAACGTTTATGTACTCAGAAGATGAATCCATGCCAGATCCATATCTTGTATCAACGACTATCATTTTCCTATCGCCATTAGACATCAGATCGCCAGCCGCAACGTCCTCATCAGTCTTTTTCTTTAAAAAGGACATGCTAGAGCAGAGCCACAGAATTCTGTCACTACCGGAAATTACAGAACCATCCTCTCTATTGATGCCATCTCTGTTTAACTGTACCGTTGAAAGAACAGGTATATCATGCTTTACGGCAAAATTGTGCATTTTTGTAATCACATCACCGAGATACTGATACTCCTTAAGGTCCCCAAGATCAGATGTGTCCATAGTCTTAAGATAGTCTAGGATAACAACGCAATCATTTGTATGACCGTTTGAGTCCTTTCCAACTGAAGAGCTTAGCCACCTTCTAATAATCGATAGGATCTCTTCTGGCTTTTTACCAGACACGTTAGAGTGTGTAAATGGTAGCGTTGAAATCTTACCAAGAGCCTCATCCACAGACGTAGAGAGGTTCTCCTTTTCTTTAAATTGACCCGTCTCGATTTTATACTGATCTACCTTTGATATTAAGGAAACAAGCTTTACGGCTTGAGATTCCTTCTTCATTTCGGTATCCAGATAAAGCACCGGCACGCCACGCTGAGATATATTTCTGCAGATATTCAAGCAGAAAGTACTCTTACCAACCTTTGGTCTTGCCCCCACAATATTGACTGTTCCACGTCTAAATCCGCCCCCAATAGCCTGATCATACTTTGGAAACCCCGTGGGGATACCAGCGGACTGGCAGGGATTTTCCTCGATAAACTTTATGTGATCTAAAGAGAAAGAGGACATATCCACAAGATCATCGCCAGAAACCATGTCTGGTAAGTATCCAAAAATATCCTCTTCAATTGAAGAAACCAGATCTAAAAGGCTTTCATCACCCTTGAGTTCTGATATTTTTTTAACACCTTTTTTAAGTCTGCCATCTAGGTTTTCAACCGTGTGCCAAAACTTTATTTTTCTGCAAAAAGAGCCAACTTCATCCTCGTTAAAAGGATGTGACGAGATTGTTTTTAAATGTTCAACAGACTCTTTAGTGCATAAGATATTCTCAAGACCAATCGACTTTGCTTCTGAGCAAATCATTTCAATTGATATCTTGTTGGCATCATCTCTTTCGCAGATGTTTTTGATACATCTAAAGCAAGATTGATTTAGATCTGTTGTAAAAAACTCAGGCTGAATACCAAAAGCATATGATGATAATATTTTACTTCCGCCATTTAGCAAGGAAGATATAACGACTCTTTCCGCTATCTTGTCAGACATCAGTGATTATAGACTTATCGTCCGGCTGCTCTGCACGAATTACAGTTTATCTTTGATTCTCTATCAAGGACACCTGCAGGATATTCTTTGTTAAAGTCAAACTCAACACCACAAGAAGAACATTTCATCATGTTTGGGTTGTAGCTTTCTCTAGTTGCTCTTCTTCTCTTTTTTTGATGTTGCTCCACGCCTTCTTTATATCCTTCAATATCATCTTCAGGCAGATGAAATTCAGAGCTTCCGATAAAAGTAACGCTTGATTCAGTTTCTTTGTTTTCTGTTTTTGCAGATGTCTCAAAGGTATCAATCTCAAACTGATTGTCAGCCTCTTCAGTAGAAGCGGTTACTACGGGTTCTGTTTTTTCACCGCTTTTCATAACCTCCACGATAGACTCTAGAGCGTCAATCACTTGATTATTTATGCTGAATGATGGCGGGCCTGACGGCTCTTTAATTTGTTCGCCAAACATTCTATTGTAAAAAGAACAGACGCCGCTCCAGTCAGAGCTTTCTATTGCTAATTTCAATTCGTTTTTAAGATCCATCCGTCTTCCTTAAATCTAGCTTACAAGAAACTTTTTGATACCAGTTATTATAGTAATTTTTAACATCAGGTAATTCCTTCTTTGAAAAACCTGACAAGTTTTTTCTTTTTGTTTTTGGATTCCACTTTCTAAAAATCAAACCGATCTCCTTTCAAATGATAGATTCTTCAGGGTGTTTGCCATAAACTCAATTTTTCTATCGATATCGTCAATAGAGTTGAGTTGAGTTTCACATATAGACTTTATAGACTCTAGTTCTCTGGCCACGGGGTCGTTTCGGACAATGATCAAAGACTTCTCTTTAATCCCGTAGCCTTCGGTGTTATTTATCTCTCTGCCAATGATGCTATCAATGTTTGCTTGACACCAAGATATATTTGCCTTCAGCCTGTTGGCCTCAGATTTAATATACAATGCGTACTGAGACAGTCTGACAGAATCGACACAAAGATTTTCTCTAGGTGCTGAAGATAGGTAACTTCTGTCAAGTGACAAGATTGTTTCGATTTCATCAGGTATCTTTAAGTTCAAAAGTTTTACTTTGCTTCTGAACTCCGCCATTTTTTCTTGGATTTCTTTTTTGTTAACAGACATCCAGAGCCTCCTTTAGCTCGCCAATATTTCTAACCTCAATCAATTTAATATTATTCATTTCGCAAAAAGATCTCTTGTCGGAATCTCTTTGCTTTTGTTTATGAAAAGCAGCTTTCGTAGAATGGAAAAATGAATTAAATTCATCATGCTGAGAACCCTGAACCTCTATCGCAATCTTCCTGTGAGGAATAAAAAAATCAAGAGACAGTCTACTCTGAGGAATTGTTATATCTTCAAGTATTGGATCATACGGAAACTTTTCCTTCAATATTTGCCCAACAGAATTTTGTATCTTTGATCTCGAGTTTTCGCCTTTCATAGGCCACTTGCTTGCTTTGACGTTCCAAGAAACAAACTCTGACGGGTTTTTGATTGATCTGACTTGCATGTTAAATAGATATGTTTCTAATGTATTGATCTATCTCTTTATAGACAGATTCGTTTTCTTTTAAGAAGTTCACAACATTTTGTTGACCTTGAAATTTTTTGTCTTCATCAAGAGAATCCAAGAATGAAGAGTCTACTGAGTACCAAGCTCCAGATCTCTTGATAATCCCAAAATCTAGTGCGATATGAAAGCAATCAATTTGCTCGTCCACACCCCCACCATAAATGATTGGAACGGCAACGTCTGCTCCGGGAGGGCCGAGGGCTGACGCTACAACTGAAAAGTGTGCCTTTTGACCAATTGACTCGTTTGAAGAATTCTTGATATCTTCTTTCCAAGCAGCCTCCATCCAGACACTTGCTCCGTACTGAGGTGCATTGCCTCCAACGGCAAAGCTTTTCTTCCCCGGTCCGGGATTGGGGTTTGCGACCATATGCGTGAGAGCGATAAATGTCGCTTTCGTTACAGAGAGTATCTGGCTGACCCTTCTAAACATCTTGTACATTAACGTAGCAGTGCTTGCCATCTTGACTGATTCTCCAATGTTTGAAGAAAGCTCTGCCTCTGGACACAGAGCAGCGACAGAATCCAAAATGCAAATGCAAGAAGGATAGTCTTTCAGTGTCTCATAAATAAGGTTCAGATAGTCTTCTGCTGTCAAGATCTTTTGATCATTAGACCTAACAACATTAAAGTTTTCCCTGTTAATATCAGGGAAGCAATCCAAAAGCTCAGACCGAAGTCTACCCTCGACATCAAAAAAGAAAACCTTCTTTTCTGGACTAATTCTGTGGCACTGTTGCACATAGTGTAATGCCAGTGTTGTTTTTCCAACTTTTGGCTTGCCGCTCATCAAGACACTAACACCCTCTGGAATACCTCCAGAAAGTGCGATGTCCATAGACAATACGGTTGGGAAAATTTTGCCCTCCTTCTCAACGATTGATGTCGATGGGATAAGGAAGTTTTCTAGTTTTACTTCGTTTTTGCTCATAAAAGATCCGTAAATTTGTTTTGTTTAGTTTTAGTACCATCAAAGTCTAGTTGTTTTGTTGTTGACTTTTTGGTTTTTTCAGCCAGCTTTTTCATTTCTTTTTTATGGCTAAGCTCGTTTTGATATAGATTATATATCACAGTTTTCTGTTTGTCAACAGTTAGATATCTAAAAGTAATTATACCTCTGTCTTTTACATACTCAAGCACAACTTGAGGTGAAAATATTTTACAAAGGTTTTTTACATAACTTACTTCAAGCTTAAAATCGTTTTGAAGCTTTTTATACTCGGAGTTCTCAGAAGACTTTTCTTTTGACCAAAAGTCGCATCTTGGCTTTTTGTCCTTGCCCTCTTTCTTACTCTGCCATTCTAATTTGTTGTTGAGTATAACCTCAGTTATATGACAACAGATATCAATCTCTTTTTTGGGAGAGAATATACTTTTGAAGTTCTTTTCCATGCCAAAGCATTATTGCTTTTACTCGGGATTATTAATTATCAAAGATACGCCACATTCATCTTTTTTTCTGGTATGGGATTCCGTTGGTATCATCTGATTCATATTGAACCATGTAATTTGAACTTTGTCTCCCATAAGGTAGCCGATTCCAGCCTCTTGGCTTTGGGGGCCACCCATAGTCATTGATGCTCTTTTTGAAAAGAAATACCCATCAGCGTTAGATCTTGGCGCGCTAACAGATATCAGATTTTCAGGGTTGCCTTCGTTATCTTTTGTCCTAAAGATCTGCATTGAGTCTATTCTTAAATTACTATTTGAAGATAAGAAATCAGCTAGCTTTAGCCAAGAAGCCTTTTCTCCATTCTTTGAGTTGTCCTCATCATAGTAAACTTGACCATTATTTAACTGAACCCTCCAAGAGTATTTCAGATTATAGTCAATTGAATCTCTCATTAGTCAGCTCTCGCAGACTCTGACATTTGTCTAATATGAAACTGCTTGTCCTTTTCGCCAGAACCTGTTGTAGTAATATTTCTAGGATCAACAAGCTCTTTCATCAGATCTGGGATATCTGCTTCAGGCTGAGTCTCTTCTGATGGATTAACAATACTCTCAAGCTCATTTAGAAGAGCCTGAGACATCTTTTCGATTTCAGAATCTTTGGTGGTATATTGCTTCAGCAGAGATTCAAAGCCTTTTATGATTGAGGGGATTTTCGTTTTTGTAATTTTAATGTTTCTAGTTTTTTTAGACATTATTATCTCCTATATCTATTCGCCTGATTATAGTGATAATCGTTCTTAGTTTCTAAGTAAGAGAGGTACATTTGAAAGTGCGAATGGGGGATTTGTGAAAACTTAAAAGATGATGTCTGGCCCCTGCGATATGGCCTGTCATCGTCTTTGGAAGAGGTTACATTGTAAAGATTTCCGTCTCTTCTTTCCGCTAAAGCAAAGTATTTCTTCCCCCCGGAATAGGTAAAGATTTTTGCTAATGCTTTTGATGGATCCTCTGTTCTTAAACCGTTTGCATCGAAATATTCTGTGTTAGGCTCTCTTAACTCTTCGCCGTTAGTGCTTGCCAAAGTCATGAGAGAATATCCACAGGCTGAACCCAAACAGTAAATAGGTCATCATCACCCTCGACAATATCAACAATTACAGTTTTAAATGTCTTAGTCTCAATTGGCCCGTAAGAAAGAAGGCCTGTAATTTCATGCACCCCAGAAGAAACCTTTGGTCTATTTATCCATCTCGCCTCAATTTTTGCGGTTGGCACCCCGGGCTTATTTTCTTCTCGACACAATATATCAACCATTTTCTTCTCCGTGTCATCGCAGCTTAGCGTGTATATCAAAGCTTCAAAATCTTCCTTTTTAACTTCTTTTCTTTTTATACTCATCCTTTTTTGTTTCCTGTCATAATGTAGTTTCTTTTTTGTGTTGGTGTCATGTCTGCTATTTCTTTCATTTTAGAATATTGTTTCTTTTTTTCAGCTTTTCTAGAATCAAATTCTAAAGCGCTTTTATGTAATTTTCCTTCTTTTACAGCTTTTTCTGTGTTGGCATTTGCAACATCGCCTATTGTTTTAGGCTTGCTTATTTCAACACCAACATTTATCTCAGAATAATCCCTTACGAGATCACCTCCGCACTCACATTTAGTGGGCTTTTCTTCTGACATCTTTAAGAAAAACTCTTTTTTAGAGTTGCACTTTTCGCAAAAAAAACTGTAAATAGGCATATTATTCCGGTAAAATATATTTCTTGTTCAGTATTATTTTAGGTTTTTTTAGATTATTTTTCAAAGTATATTTTACACCTGTTCTATCTAAAAATCCATCTTTTACAGCATTTTCACACTTTACTATTTCATAGAACTCTTTAGATAAAACTTTATCCTTTTCTGTGAAAAGACTTGTGTCTATGGGAAAATCTACTTCTCCATTGTAGTAAAGTTTACAAACCATTGTTAAGTTGCAACAATCTTTTTCAAAGGTCTCATCGTCTATATTTTTCATGATTTTATCTAAAATCATTCCACAATGAACTTCACCAAAAATTCTTAACAAATCACTTTTGTTTTTAATGATAAATTTTTCAGCGTTCATATTGTCACCAATAGTTTATACACTTATAAAAGTCCGGTGTGACCAAAGCCTCCATCGTCTCTTTGTGATCTGTTTAGCATTTTTTCGTTTTTAGCGGTTTCAAAAATTACACGCTCTATCTTGCAAAAAACAAGCTGTGCTATCCTCATTCCCGTCTCAACGACAAAGTCTTTATCGCCAAAATTATGAAGTATAACACCAACATCCCCGCGATAATCAGAATCAATAGTACCCGGAGCATTTAAAACAGCAATACTGTGCTTTAGAGATAAGCCGCTTCTTGATCTTATCTGCGCTTCAAAGAAAGGAAGCATTTCAAGCTTTATACCTGTTTTAAAAAGCTTTGTTTCTCCCGGCTTAAGGGTATAATCATAACCGGGGTAAATGATATCATAGCCTGAAGATCCTACCGTAGCCTTTTTTGGCTCTTCGGGACGTATCTTCATTTCATCTTCGTTGTAATCTAAAAATAATTTAACCATTTTATGCGCTTATATCCACAACTTCACAACTATCGCCAGAGCAAGCTAGGGTTTGACTGCCAGCAGTATTGTCCTCAACTTCATATTTAGACAACTCGGACCAATCTGTGTTTTCAGGGAGTTTTTGCAAAAGCTCAGTATACTCTTCTTCTGTGCAGTCTTGATATGGAGCCTGCTTATATGAGTGATCAGAGTGAGGCAAGAATGAAATACCTGATATACTGTCAAGATTATTCCAAACCCAAGCCCCAACCTCAGGCCACTCGTTTTCTTTTACCGTAATTGTAACAGAGGGCTTGTGTTCGCACCAATACTGCTGATACTTTAGCCAAAGCTCAAGCTGCTCAATTGCTGTCATATCAGTTCTGAAAACTGAGTTTTCTGGAGCCTTGACAGGGAAAGAGAATACAGTAACGTTATCTGGTTTAATCACACAAGGCTCAGAAGGGAACCCCTGATCTTTCATAAACTGGCACAGCGGATCTTTATTATCGCCGCGAACAGTTCTTATATAGTAAGGGTTATGTCTAGCGTGAATTCCAGAAGCCGCATCAACAAGTTGCGAAACAGTTCCGGAAGGCTTGACACACGTGGTAGCGACGGACTGTTCAATTTTAAGTTCTTCTGCATGCTTTCTATTAGTATTTATGACCTCTTCTCTGAGATCAAAAAGCAAGCTTTCAAGACCAGCAGAGTTTCCGTTTGTCAAATCAGAATCCATGATACCAGTCATTGAAACACCGAGGAGCCTTTCGTCTTCGCAATTCTTTTTCCATGACGATGAGAGATAGCGGAAGTCTGTAAGGGTGGACTGCCAAGTTCCAAGAATAGTAGCAAGTCGAGCCTTACGCATAAGTGACTCACGAGTGTCATCTGATCTTACAACCATTTCCGTAAGGTTACAGAACTCGCAATCACGAAGCACAATCTCAGAACAAGGATTGGTTCCAAAATTGTGATCGTTTTCTCTCACACGATCCGTGTCACTTCTATTCTCCGTATTTCTATCAATACCCTTTTTAGCAGCCTGCCGATTAAAAATACCTCTCTCCCCACTCTTAGATTTGTAGAGGGAAAGCCATTCTTCCATAAACTGACCGGGTTCAACAGGACCGTCGTAAACCGCAGAGTTGTTTGCCAAGGCTCTTTGAGAATCAGTAACCCACCATTGTCCAGACTTTGCGCTTCTCATTCTATCGTCTTGCAGAGAAGAAAGAGAAATCAAAGCTGAACGACGAACGCCACCGACCACAACGATCTCTGCAATTTTACAGACGATATCGTGGCACTCTATAGAGGTAAGTTTTCTGCCTGCCGCCTTTTTAAATGTATTTACTGTGAAGTCAAATAAATCTACAAGAGGCTCTGGACCAGATGATCTGCCACCAAAGGTCTTAAGCCTTTCTCCTGCAGATCTAACCTTGCTAACATCCCATTTGGGAACCTGACCGGTCATTAGAAGAGAGATGAGTTCTTTATAAGCTTTAGCCCATCCAATCTTAGAATCTGCTACGATAATAGTTGTTTCAGTCGGATGGAAGTCTTCAGATAAAGTGGGAAGCTGGTCAACCTCTTTACGCTCCACAGAAAATCCGACACCAGTTCCGCACATCAGAACATATAGGATTTCATCGAACGCACGAACTCTGTTCACTGCAACATACGAACAATTGTAACCAGCAACGTTGTCCCTGCGAAGAGCTTCTCCGGCAGTCATTAACGCACGCATGGAAGGCATGATTTCAAGATTTAACACTGCGTCTTCAAGTTCTTTACGTTCACTATGAGAAACTTGGTATCCATGTTTTTCTTGTAGATGTGATTCGAAGAAGTCAAAGTATCTACTGACTGTCTCCTCCCAAGATTCTCTTCGTTTTTCCGATGGTAACCATCGTGAATATCGTGATAAATGAATAAACTGCTGATATAGCGTTGGTAAAGACATTGTTTTCCTTTTGAGTGCTAAGCTATTATACCCTTAAACAGTCTGTTTTTAGACCTCATTTAAGATTTTAATTAATCGCATTACGTCTTCTTTTTCTAAAAAGGGATGCATAGGAAGACTTAACAATTGCTTTGAATATTCTCTAGTTTTGGGGTTGTTAAATCCCAGTCCTTTATAAATTGTTGTTTCCTCGATTGGAACAGGATAGTGAATTCCACATTGGATAGAATTGTCATTTAACTTTTTAATCAAAGAGTCTCTTTCTATATCAACAAGTCTTACGCAGTAAATATGATAGGTGTGGTCTCCACAATAGTCAGCTACTTTTGGTTTGATTATTTTTGGGTTGTTAATATAGGTGTCGTACCAAGAGGCAACCATTTTTCTTTCAAGGTTCCACTGATGTAAATGCTTAAGCTTTTCGTCAACAATGATTGCTTGAAGGGTATCCAATCTGTTGTTGTAACCTTTTCTTTCGTAGTAGTATTTTTCTACAGACCCCCAATTTTGAAGAAGTTTAATCTTGTCATAGTAGTCTCTTTTATTAGTTGTAATAACACCAGCGTCTCCAGAGGCGCCTAAGTTTTTACCGGGATACATAGAGAATGCCGCCATGTCACCAAAAGATCCAACCCTTTTGCCAGAAGCTGTTGTTGTGCCGTGAGCCTGAGAGCAATCTTCAATCACATGGCAATCAAATTCATTTGCAAGTTTACAAATCTTTTCAATGTCACAGGCGTGACCATAAAGATGGACCGGCATAATTATACAGTTATCCCACCTTTTTCTATTTTCTGACAAGGATTCAGCCAGCTTTAAAGTGTCTATTTGATAATATTCATCACAATCAATCAATACAAATTCTGCGTCTGGTAGAGCCATTTCTGCACCCAAAATTGTTGCTATAAAGGTATTGGCGGGAATAATAACGCCAGTTTCCCCTTTCAACTCAAGAGCCTGAACACAAAGCTTGATAGC